GTCCGATCTTCGTCCGGAACCTACCACTATCATGCCTGATTGTGATGGTTCCAAGGTCGGTGGGATTACTCCCACCTCCCCTCACAGCACCATGGAGGATCGAACAGAGCAACCCAGCAGGGTTGTATATCCGCTCCCTCGCTTGACGGGGCACGATGATTTCACAGTCTTTGATCCGAAGCTTCGCCGGTACAAAGGACAAACGAGCGTATTGTACGCTCCTCGTCTTTTTACACCGACGCAACTTCTCGACCATTGACCATGGAACCTTAATGCCCGCAGCATCATCCTCCCAAGGCGGGACCGGTAGGTACCGGACCGTTCTCACGAGTAGCTGCACTGTCTGGCGTAGGCATATTCTATGCCTCGCTGACCAGCTGTTAAGCGCATTGATGGTACTGTACCGTGATGAAGGTTCCGCAAGGGTCTTACAATATACCCCACGGACTGGGTGACCATAGTAATAGTCACCCCCACACGACTCACGGAAATTGCCCTCAATGAAGGACTTCGTCTTGTTCACTGTGAACCCAAGGAGCTTTAATAGGTCAAGTACACCATGTGCAATCTCACGACGGCACACGATGTCATCGCCATTAACTCCAAAGGTCCCCAGGTGGCCCCCGTGGGGGCGCTGAAAATCTCGGCTAGGATAGCCGAGGACCTCAGCACAAGCCGCTACGACACAGCTGAATAACATAGTTTGCAGCGGGAATGTAAAACCATTTCCCATTGTAGAGACCATGTTAAGGCTGATACGAGGACCATTAGAAATGGTCGTTGTCGGGCTTCGATAGACCTCCAGGAGCCGGATGAGTCCGGTCTTAGGAAGGCATTCTCTAAGCATCGACATACCGATAGTGTCGCTTGCAGACGAAAGGTCTATGGTGACCCATTCGCCTGTAATTGACCCCATCCTCGCTAGCTCGCGATTCTTCGCTTGTTGGCACTCGAGGTCAATACCGAAGTATTGCTTCAAGCGCTTTTCAAGTATATTGCCGAGGCCTTTCTGGAACATCATGTTCAGAGAAGGCTCTGTGCAAATAGACCGCGAGCAGTCGTAGGTTTTAGGCACGAAAGAGAGACGGTTACCTTCCACTACTGTACCAGGTCCGTAGTGCAGTTGACGGATTAACTCCGCTTCTTGCATATCCGGGAATTTGGCTACATAGCGCATGTACGTTTCGTACATGAAGGGTTTCGTGCAGCTGAGGGGCGATGAATACATTTTTGTGTAAAAATCGTATCCGTGCGCCCCGACCGATGCACCTGGTCCGACTAAATCGCTCTCCGCGAGGATAGCGAGATGGTCGTCAGGTATGACCGGTTCAAGATTGAAAGAACCCTTGTAGAGGAACTGATACACATGCTTGCGAAAGCATGAGTAGAGCATCTCCTCCCGAAGGTCTTTCAGCTGCAGAGTCCAACTACCACACTGCTCATTGGCAGTGTGGAACTTTGCCAACGCAGCTTGGTCTGCCGTTGTGTTCTGCGCATCCTGATATTTCTTCAGGAAGGCAGACACCAACTGCATGCAAGCAACGTCGGTTGGACTAGCACCGGGGAATAAATCAATATTCCCAGCACATGCCGCCTCGAAAGCGCGGTAGGACATGTGCGGTGCCAAATCACCAAGAAGGTGAGAGTAAAGAGCGAGAGACAGACTTGTCATCTTGGGCTCCTCTCCGACTTACGTCGGTTTACTCAGCTTGGTTCGTGAAGCGTGGACGCTCTTCGGCGTCCTTACTCTGGCTGTCGTCACTCCACTCGTAAGTGGTAGTGGGACTGCCAAGTGCTTCAATCTCGATAAACGGCTGGATGCTGTCTACCGAGGAACGCAATTGAGGGTACGAACGCCAGACCTTGATAACCTCAGCGGATGCTGCGGCTACGCGGTCCTGGGCGCTCTTACGGTTACCGTGCACATCAGCCACCTGGCTGACAAACACGGCCCGTTGGAACTCCAGCATCGCAATAGTCAAAGCGGCATTCCGCAGGTCTATCAGCTTGCTGTGATAATCACAGCGATACTGCCCCTCATCTTCGTCGCAGTAATCCTCGCCATAAGCAGGATCGAAGTTAGTCCAGAGAGTAAGTGCAGTTAGCACTACTCTTCCGGTCTCTTCTACCTGTTCTTGACGAGCGATATTGTCGACTCCGCTCTGACAGAGCAGCAACTGGACCATGGTGAGCTGTTTGTAAACATCTTCCATGGACTCAGTGAATTTGCGCGTGCTCAAGTGCCTGGTATAGGCATTCTTGCATAAGCAAATTTCAACTGCTACACGTTCCCCAATAATGAGCTTTCGCTCACTGTTCAGAAACATGTGGTCAGAGATGGCAGCAACAAGTGCGGACAGGGTCCGCACAAGGGGTCGCTCGTTAAGCTCACTAAGCATTAACGTGGTCATGACGATTTGTATCCTTACTGAGTAAGTTGAAAGAGCCGGCTGATAGCGGCTACAAAATCGGCCAAATGGTCCATGGAGCATTCTCCATAAGCCAAAAGGACGAGCAGTAGCACGAACCAGTCGCGCGGTTTCAGTGAACCTGGTCGATTAGGCAACATGGCCGACTCCCCTAATGAAAGGGGCGCCGGTTACATGATACCGGAGACCAGGGAATCACCGATTCCACTCGACTGATTGCTCAAACAGCCGATCAGGAACCCCACCATAGCGCGAACGTTGGGTGCATCGTAGGTATCGGCACCGGCCGGAACACTGAGTTCCACCGAAGCCAAACCAACGATGGGCGACTGAGACGCCGCAGGGGTGCAACCCTTGCGAACGATCATCTTCCAAACGTTCTTGCCACTGGGATAGATGACGCCCGTCGACGGGTTCGGAACGCCAACCTGCTTGAACGAGACAGGTCGACGAACCGTGAACGTAAACGGACTTGTGGCCGTATGCGTAGTCACACCAGTCTGCGTGCCACCAAGGGAGGTGACAGCATACTGACGCGACTGCGCGTCCGGGGCCACGTCGGACGTTACCGTGTAGGTCGGACTAGTAAAACCAGTCTGAGCCCCACCGGTGATCGCACCAGAGAGCGAAATGGTCATTTGTTGACCTTTTGTTTTTTGGTTATATACGAGCACCAGCTAAGGTGCCGCCCATCGATTTACGGTAGTTGGCGTTTGCGCTCCCAAAAAGAGCAGCAACGTTGCACCATTTTGTACTCGTGATACCAGGAAGGCGCCACTCCAACGAGGGTTGGAGTGTTCCTTGATACTGGTACCGGGATACATATTTTCTGGTCCAACTACTCGTACCGGGTGACACGGACTTTGCTACTAGATTAGCATGAGTATAAGTGTTCCTACAAGTCGATTGCTCGACATAGGAACTCTTTTCCTTTATGCTAGTATACTGGGTCCATAAGAGCCCAGACCAGTTCATGCAAAGACCATCGATCACTTCCCCTAGATTGAGGAAGTAATCTACCAGGAACGAATAAGGAATACACTCATATACGGTAGGTACGAAATCCTCGACAGTGATGCCGAGTTTCCGCATTCTACCATTAAAGTGATTTCCTACATTCGCCTTACCAAGCAATACGACGGTTACAACTTCTTCGTTCACCACATTCCAGGCTAATTGATGATAGCCTGAACTGCGGCTACGGCTATTGTTGACACGACTGATGGTATCAATTCCTTTGCCATATACTTCGACGTATAGGCTAGGGGATTTGGTACCCGCAATAATGTCAGCAGCCGTATCAAGATCGCCAATAAGCGGCTTGATCCCGAAGCTATACTGTAACCACGCATCGCTGGCGACAGCAAGAGCCTCTCGCGTTTTCCGACGTCGGTCGTAGCGGCCTTGGCCGCGCTTCCAGACTTTCTGGACACGTTTCGTTACGTCCCAGATATAGTCAGTCGTCTTCCAACGTAAAAGGTTTCCTGCGCCCTGGACCATCCGTACCAACTCAGACCTTTCATGAACGTTCACAAGCGATTGAAGCCTGTGACGCTTTTTGAGAAAGTCTTCCTGGTACGCGATTTTTGCCCGGTTAAAGGCCACCGTCGTGCTAAAGAGAGAAGGATCACCAGCTATGTCACTCACATCATTAATGCGAAAGACATGGCCAGAGTGTTTGTCTGTACCGATCTTCATCGGACCGCAACCGAAGTCCTTGTGCATTATAAAGGATTCGCCAGCATCATACGTAAAACGAGCCTCATTTGCTTCGAGACTCGTCGTTACGCAATAATGCTTAGCCATCCTTTTACGCCAGTCACCGTGGTAGTCTCCAGGCACTACACGTAAACCGGATTCGGGAAATGATCCCGTACCTCCGGACGTGCTAGAGTTGCTGCAGAACCCGGTTCTGTCGAGATACATCAAGGGAGCTTTGGTATTAGTCCAACTGGTGATCTTGTCAGGCATTTCCTTCTCACTAGGCACACCCCTCAAAAGGGTAAGAGACGGGGATCTCGCAGAAGAAGAGAAAACACCGCGATACTATCCATTTTAGCTGCGCCTCAGAAGTGGGAGCTACCCACCTCCTCCACGCAGTTTCGCGTTAACTGGAGCCCAGAGGGTTCATACCAGTTATTGCAAATAGATAGTACCGGCCGCACTTTTAATGGTGCGGAGTGTGTCTCCCCAAAGCCTAAGGGATCTGCATGTTAAGCAGTCCTAAGGCAATAGCGGTGCTAACCGCCAAGAGGGG